AGATGTCGTTCAAGACATCGTCATCAACATAGCAAGTGTTGCATATCAGCTTGCACTTCGCTCTGACCGCTTCTGAATACTTACGAGCCATACCTTATTCCTCGGTTTTGAGTGTGTAACAACCTCCGATTTCGGTAATCACTGGCAGAGACAAAGACTGTGCCTTTGTGAACTCTGTCTGGCGAGAGTTCTCCTTTTCGCCAACACCCCACTGCGATACGCGGATGCGTCCGTAGTTAGAGTAGGCTACTCCTGCTTCCTGCTTCAACTCGTTGTCAGCATAAGCGTTCTTTACGAGTCCAAGCTTTCCGTCTGGAACGAAGACAAGATTCTTGTCGTTCCAAGCGTCGATCTCTGTGACGGTCGTTCCGTTCTTTACGCGGACGTGACGACGCATCTTCTTGAACAAAGGAAGCTCGTTTTCCTCCAGATAGTTGTTCAGCTGATTCAGAGTCAGAACACCGTACATCTTGTCAGATCCTACGACTGCACGACGCAGCTTAGAAGTCTTCAACATGTAGGCGATCTTCGAAGGTGCAGCGAGAATGTACTTAGGAGCAACTTTGCCCTCTGCTTTCTCGACCATAGCCATGATGTCTTCCAGACAGTCTACGCTGTCCTTGTTGGCTTCCGTCCACTGCGTTGTTGCAGTAGCGATGTTTGCAAGCGGCTGATTGAAGTCGATCTGTCCGCGAACACCGCCCTCTGGGTTGGTCGTGTTGTCGAAAGTAAACTTACCCTCGTTAGAGAGAGCACGCAGGAAGATCAAGTCGATCTTAGCGCGTACAGAGTTCACTGGATCGGTAACTTGACCCCACATGATCTTGACGAGTTCCTTCTTTGCGGTTTCGTCGCTGATCGTCTTAGAGTCGAGAATAGAGAGCACCTTACGATACTCCTGCACAGTCATAGTGCGAGTGATAGAGTGCAAGAACACCTTGTTCGCGAAAGTATCCAGACCCTCTGAACTCAAAACAGACTCGTTAGAGTTGTCGCCCAGAGTCGGAGCAGCGATCGTGATGTTATACTTGCCCATGAGTTCCTCGAAGTTCAGTCCGATTGTAGGAGTGTCCCACTCCAAGAAGTCCTCGAACTGGACTTTGTCGAACAGTTCCTTATGCAGCTTCGACGCAGCGTCGAAACGTGCTTTCACCTGACGAACGAGATCGCCAAAGAGTGAAGAATAAATGAATTCTTTCATAACTTATTCGAGTTTTACTGTTTGATGAACTTGATTGAGTGATTACCCTTCAAGCAGACACCGCCATCGTCGAGCCAGTCAGCAGGGAATGCAGGGATCACGTCCTTGATCACGATAGCGTCGTAAGCAACGTCCAGAGTCGGGAAGTCGATCGTATCGTCGATCTTCTTGTCAGCACCGAGCACCATGTTAGGAACGTACTTTGCAGCAGAGTTTTTCAGCACGACATAGTCGTTTGCTGCAAGTGTCTTACTACCCTTGTAAGGAGTAACGTCAGCAAGATTGATCTGACCAGTAGTTGCATCAGATGCAACGACTTTCAGAGCACCTTCGTCGGTTGACTCTGCGTCATAGTAACCGCCTGCATCGTCAGACTCTACAAGCATGTCGCCTGCTTTGACACCAGTGATAGCATTTGCGACAGTGATTGTGTCGTAGTCATCCTTAGAGTGATCGATCGCAGAGATCTCGCGAACGACAGTACCGCCCTTGACTTGAATCTTGTCGCCTACTTCGAAAAGATTCTCCTTAGAGACACGGATCTTAGTAGTAGTGCCGCCAGTGATGACAGTGCCATGCTTAACGACAGCAACAGTAAGATCGTCTGGGAAGATCTGCAAGAAGGTGGCACGGATCAGTTCAACTCCGTTGCTGATCGTGTTCAGAAGCTTGTAGCCTGCGGGCAGGATCTTCGCTTCGCCTCTCCAGAAACGCTGAAACGTTCCTTTGAAGCTTTCTTTAGCCTTAAATTCTACAGCCATTGTTTTTGAAGTTTAAATTAGACATTGAGTTTACTGTTCGGGCAAATTCTTTACCCAGTCTTCCGCTTCTGCGTTGATTGCGGCTTCCTCTGTTGCACGGTCGCCTGCTGCTTCTTTCGGAAGAAGTTTGTTGTTGACGAGATCCTGCTTGAACTCTGTCAGCTGCTTGCGAGCGTCCGCGTCATCAGCGATCGCGTAATTCTTCATCAAGTAGTCTGGAATTCCGAGTTCCTTCGCGATGCCTGCGATTTCAGATGCACGGTCAGCGGACTTCTTCTCGTTCTTCAACGCTACGTTTTCGTCTTGCAGTGCCTTGATCGTCTTGTCATTTTCCGCTTTCCATGTCTTAAACCATTCTGGCATGTCCTTCGACGGATCTTCTTTCTTGCCCTTCGTCTCATCTTCTAATTTCTTAGAATCTTCCTCGAATTGCTTCTTTGCAGCCTGCACCTTGCGCGTTGTCTCGCCTTGCATTGCTTTGCCGATCTCTGCGAATGTGTTCACTGCTTTCGTGATGTCTTCGTCACTGGCATCATCCTTCAAGCCCTTGCTCGCTGCTGAAACAAGCGATTCAATTGCTTCGTCTGACAATCCGTAGTCCTTGACTGCGTCTTGTAATTTTGCTTTGATTTTTTCCTTCATTTTTGAATTTGAGTTTTAAGTGAATGAAAATTCGTTGGCGAAAATACATAAAAAATTTCTTAATGGTGCTTATTAAACACTGCTATTTTTGTTAAATCGCGTTAATTTTAAATATTTCAGAGTGGGATTTTTCTCAAAAAGTTTGCAAATAACAGAAATATTCCATAATTTTGCAAACAGAAAAGTAATTCATCAAAAAATTCAAAGCAATATGTTACAGTCAGAGTTTACACAGCGAACAAAGATTAATGTCACAGCAGACATGTTCGCACAGATTCATGAAGACTACATGAAGTCGAATCTCGACAAAGACGCTTTCTGCGCACAGTGGAAGCGTAAGAATTCAGAGTCAGCAACGCAGGATCTTGTCGATCAGATCCAGTCGCTTCGTCAGCAGCTTGCAGAAGAAAAGCAGAAGCGTGAAGCAGAGCGCGAGCACGCACAGAAAGAACTTCTGGACGCGCTTCACAAGCGTTCAGCGTTGGAGAAAGAATTGATCCGTATCTTCGACATCGAAGGCGACTACAAAGCTATTCACGCTATGGAACAGCGGATCATGAACAACTACTATCAGAAGTAATTATTAACGTCTAAAATCAAAGCAATATGAATCCAGAGTATTTCAACGAAGCAGTAGCTATCATCAGTCAGTCACTTTCATGCGAAGTGAAGTTCAACACACCAGTCAACGACAACTACTCGAACACTTATCCGATCTTGATCATCGAGTCGAACGGAAAAGTGATCGACGATCTGCACAAAGCAGGATTCTCTATGAGTATGACAAAGAAAGGTCTCGCAGTAGATAAGTTTTAGTATTAACAAGAGCGTCTGGATCTCGCGTCTGGACGCGCACAATCATCAAAGCAATATGGAAAAGCAGTATCAAATCACGCTCACAGAGCAACAGTACAAGTCAGTGATCGCTATTCTCATGGCGATCAACAGTAACAGACGCTTCCAGACTGGATCGAATCTTCGCGAGTCTCACGTCTGCAACATCAACGACTTCGACATCAAAACTATGGACTACGTCACGGATTTCGACAACTGGACGGAGTCAGACGATCCAGTATATGTGAAAGTAGGATCAGAGATCGAGATCGACGGACGTACATACGTCTGCAAAGAGTACGTTACAGATCCAGACGCTGACAACGAGTGCGAAGGTTGCGCGTTCGCTGATCTTCGTTTCTGTCCGAATCTTGCTTGCTCTGACGAAGATCGCAAAGACAAGAAAAGTGTTCTGTTCGTAGAGAAGGGGGGTGCAGTATGAAGTTGTTCAGTCAGAATCCAGACTTCTATCCCACACCAGAGCGCGTGATTGCGCAGATGCTCATGGGGGAAGACATCATCGGGAAACGCGTCTTAGAGCCAAGTGCAGGAAGCGGAAACATAGTCCGTTGGTTGAAGCGCAACGGAGCGCAGGACGTGATCGCATGCGAGAAAGATCCGCACTTGCGCAAGCTTCTGGACGGACAGTGCAGACTGATCGCAGAAGACTTCCTGCAAGTGTCAGCAGACGAAGTCAGTCACGTTGACTACATCGTCATGAATCCACCTTTCAGCAGAGGTGCGGAACACATCTTGCACGCTTACGAGATCGCGCCAGACAACTGTACGATCATCGCTCTCTGCAACACAAGCAATCTATCTGGACGCAGTTACAGCAGAACGAACAACGTTCTTGCAGAGACAGTGAAGCTTCACGGATCTCGCGAAGATCTCGGCTGCTGCTTCGAAGATGACGCAGAACGAACGACACGCGTAGAAGTGTCGCTGCTGAAACTCTACAAGCAAGGATCTGGAGACAGCGAGTTCGCTGACTATTTCTTCTCTGCATACGACGAAGACGATCTCTCTGGATCTGGAAAAGAAGGTCTCATGTCCTACAACTTCGTTCGTGACATCGTCAATCGCTACGTGTCCGCTGTGAAGCTGTTTGACAGTGTTCTCGCTGCTTCTAAGGAGATCAACGATCTCGCGGACTTCTACGACTTCAAGACTGTCACTGATCCGACAACTGGCGAGAGTAAGCAGGAACGCGTCAGCTATGGATCTGTGCCAGTCCGCTTTGGTGCGATCGTAGTCAAGGATGACGAACGACTTGCAAGCGAAGGAACAGCGATCACACATGATCAGTACAAGAAAGCGTTGCAGAAGCACTACTGGAAGATCATCTTCTCAAAGCTTCACATGGAAAAGTACGCTACTGCACAGCTACGCGATCAGATCAATAAGTTCGTAGAACAGCAGACGAACGTTCCGTTCACGATGAAGAATATTTATCGCGTCATCGACATCGTGATCCAGACGAACGGACAGCGCATGCAGCGAGCACTGACGGAAGCTTTCGACACGATCTGTTCATTCAGTGCAGAGAATTCCACTGCGGGCGAGACATGGAAGACGAACGCTAACTACATGGTAAATCGTAAGTTCATCGTTCCCTACATCGTGTCCGTCGGTTGGAACTGTACGTTCGAAGTCGATTACAGCGACTACGTTCATCGGAAATGCGAAATGATCGAAGATGTAGTCAAAGCACTCTGCACGATCACTGGACGCGACTACGACACGATCGGATCACTCCGACGCTTCATCTATAACAATCGCGACAAGATCAAGTTCGGACAGTGGTTCGAATGGGGATTCTTCCGCTGCAAGGGATTCAAGAAGGGAACTATGCACTTCGAGTTCATCGATGAAGATGTCTGGTACAAGTTCAACTACGAGTGCGCGAAGCTTCGCGGTTGGAATCTTCCAAAGAAGACACAGAAAGCACGTCGCAGATGATCCGTTTCGGATCGTCTGCCTGCTTCTTTTGTAAAAGAACTGGAAAATCTTGCATCAAAAACGAAAATTTTTCAAGAAAAGTTTGCATATTTCGGTTATTTGCAATATATTTGCAGCAAGTTTAACAAACAATCAAAGCAATATGAGTACAAAGTCTTTCACTATCACAGAGATCTTAGAAGATCGTCAGCGCGTCCACGATGCCGCTTCTACAGAAGTCAAGAAGCAGATGTGCGCTAAGTACGGAATCACGTCGAACAAGACAAAGGAGGTCGAGAAAGCTATTCTCGCGATCGGTCTTGAACTCCACAAGCAGAACACTACGTTCACAGTGACGGAAGACGTTCGCGTCTTCGATCTGTACTGGAATCGTCCAGAGTCAGCACAGAAGATCCGCGAAGCATTCGCAGACGAACGCGAAGCCTTCATTCGCTTCTATCTGGATCGCTTGCAGAAACAGTACGATCTGAATCCGCTTCGCGGACGTTGGATCTTGCGTCCTTTGAACTTTATCAAGCAGATCTTGAACGAGCGCACAACGGACAACACAGAGCGCGACGCGCTCGCACTCGCGCTTGACGTACAGATGAAGGATTTTCACGATCGCTTCATCAAAGCACATCTGGACTATGCAAACTGGAAGTTCGATCACATGTTCCAGAAGTACGCAGAGATCAAGTCTACGCGTGACATCATCTTGAAGCTGAATGTTTCGGATCAGAAGGAAGTCGAGCGTCTGCACAAGATGATCTCGACATTCCGCGTCGAGTCCAGAGACTTCGATAAGGACTACTACATCGAGCGCGTTCGCAGAGACTTCGAAGCAGAGTATCTTCGCTGTCTTCTGATGATCGCTGACAGAGTGCTGACAGCTAAGATGAACACGAAGCAGATCAGCGTCCAGAACGTCAGTAGCAGCGACGCGAAAGCATTCGACATCTACGTCAAAGACGATCAGCGCACGATGCACGCACGTTCGATCTGGTGCGCAGAGTACAGCGAGATCGTGACACCTCACTGGCGATTCATCATCACGAACGCATAAGTTATCATCAGTCAATAAACAACGCGTCAGGCGCAAGGGAAACAGCGTCTGACGCACTTAAAACAATATACAGCATGGCAACACTACAAGCACTTATCGAAGACTTCAACGCAAGCGTCGAAGCAGTAAAGAACGAAAGACAGAAGCAGCGAAAGATCCTGCAAGAAGTAACGGATCGCTTCTGTGATCACAAAGTAGGGCAGAAAGCGACGATCGAACGGAACGGACGTACTGTCACGATCGTCTGCAAGCATGTCAAGACAGACATCTTCAACGGAAAAGCATTGTTCTCTTACGACTTCAAGCAGTTGAAGAAAGACGGAACACTCTCGCGGAATGACATCTATGTCTACAATCAAGAAATCAACTGGATCGACGAATACATGCAAGTATGAGCACAATAAAGATTCAACACACTCACGTCTTTGAGTTTCGCGAGGGTGGCGACTGCGACAAATGTGACATGCGCGACTACTGTCTCGAAGCATTCGATCAAGAATGTGACGAAGGAACTCTGGGATATTACGAAGAAGTAGATGAAGAAATAAATCAGATAGAAGATGAAACAGAGACAACAGAAAGTCTATCATGTGGAACTCGCTGATCCGCGAGGAAACGAGCCGAAGCACAGCTATTTCGGATCGCAAGCTGCGATCTTCCAGACGTTCGGAAATGAGCGTCTGGGGATCTCATATCGATCACTCTCGAACAACTACAACTTGCAGGAACGAGAATATTCGAATCGGCACTGCACAATTCGCATGGGATATTTGCAAGTGTCAAGAAAAAACCGTAACTTTGCACCCACAATCAAAGCAATATGAGTATGATGACAACAGTAAACAAGAACAAGCATCTTTTCGGTGCTATCATAGGCGACATCGTAGGCAGCGTCTATGAGTTC